GCAAAAGCCCAGCCCCATTGATGGCATCCGGTACACGCGCTTTGCGATTGTGCGAAACAGCTACCCCATGCTGAAAACCACGACGATTAAGACCTGGTTGGACCTGTTCCCAGAGGCTACGTTTGGACCCATTCTGTGGACGCCGCCAATTACCCACCATATCCGGCTGCCGAGCCGTGGGGATGCCGCCGGTATCGACTGCGAGGTCATCTTTTTGGCCCTTGATCAACCGAAAGATGTGCGAAAGCTGCTGTCTTTGGAGCTGACTGGGGCCTGGGTGAACGAGGCGCGCGAGCTGCCCAAGGCGGTTATCGATGGATTGACCCACCGGGTTGGTCGATATCCAACCAAGCGCGACGGTGGCGCTACCTGGCACGGCATTTGGATGGACTCCAACCCCATGGATGATGACCACTGGTGGCACCGGATGGCCGAAAAAGAGAAGATGACGGGCAAATATGCGTGGAAGTTCTGGAAGCAGCCCGGCGGCGTGGTGCCTGTGGACCAAGAGGACCTGCCTGACAACCCAGAAGCGAACGATCACATTTTTGCTGCGAGCAAGTGGTGGAAAGTAAACCCCAAAGCAGAAAACGTCAAAAACCTGCCGGCTGGTTACTACCCACAAATGCTGCTCGGCAAGACATTAGACTGGGTTCGCTGCTACGCTGGCGGCGAATACACCTATGTGCAAGAGGGCAGGCCTGTGTGGCCAGAGTATGACGACTCGATCATGTCTGGCGAAACAGAGGTCCAGCCCCACATCCCCATCCAGATCGGTCTTGACTTTGGTTTGACGCCCGCGGCCACCATTGGCCAGCGCTTACCCAATGGGCAGTGGCTGATCCACCATGAGATTGTGACGTTTGACATGGGGCTGGAGCGGTTCGGCACCCAGTTGCTGACCGAGCTGAATACCCGTTACCCGAATCACTCGATCATGGTTTGGGGAGACCCGGCTGGCCAGGCTAGGGACGCGATCTACGAGGTGACCGCATTTGAGTTCTTGCGCACCCTGGGCTTGCGCGCGCAGCCAACGGCAAGCAACGACTTCAAAGTGCGGCGAGAGGCGGCGGCCGCCCCCATGCAGCGGCTTGTGTCCGGCAAACCCGGATTGATAGTTAACCGCGAGTGCAAGATGCTGCGCAAAGCCCTGGGTGGCGGGTATCACTTCCGGCGCGTTGCCATCGGGGCAGGGCAAGAGCGCTTCCGCGATGCGCCAAACAAGAACGAACACTCGCACATTGGCGACTCATTCGGCTACCTGATGCTGGGCGGGGGTGAGTACAACCGCATGACGCGCGGCAACAACCAGCGGCCAACCAGCACCATGATTGCACAGACCATCACCAATGCAGAATTTGACGTCTTTTCCTGAATACGCCCAAGTCCCGCCCCAGGTCAGCTTGACGCCGTACAGCTCGCTGCACTACAAGTACCTGGAGGTGAGCGACGACGGGTTCCTGTCGGCATCAAAGATTGTCTCGCCGCAGGACATGCTTGAATATCAGGCCACTATCGGGAACGCCTACACCGCCATGCTGTACGGTAAGCCCGTCGCAGCGTTTGGGGCGGTCCGGCTGTGGCCAGGCGTCGAGGAAGTCTGGTCTTTGCTTGGAGACAGCAGCCGCTCTTACGCCAAAACCCTTACCAGGATTGCCGTGCAGTTCGTTGATTTCAGAGTGATATCGGGTGATTTGCATCGCGTTCAAATGACTGTAAGATGCAGCGACATGAGGGCTGTGCGGTGGGCTAAAGACGCCTTGGGTTTCAAGATTGAGGGGCTGATGGAGCGTTACGGCACGGATGGTTCTGACTTTTACATGATGGCGAGGGTTTAACTATGGGATTCCTATTTGGTGGCGGTGGCGACGGTGGCGCAGCAGCGCGTCAACTTGAGCAGCAAGAGAAGCAAGTGGCCAAACAAGAAAAGGCTCAACTTCAAGAGAAGACTGAATTTGCCCAGCAAGAGCAAGGTCGGTTGAAGTCACGCCGGCGTGGCGCGATGCGTCCATTGTTGGCTTCTGTTCGCCAAGATTCTGAGCTGGGCGTGCAAGACTCGACCAAGCTCGGCGGCAGCTCTTACATGGGTTAAGCCATGGACGCCAAAGCAAAGATGCAGCGCAAGGTCGCCAAGGTCATGCGCGAGTACAAGGCCGGCAAGCTCAAGTCTAGTTCAGGCGACAAGGTCACCAGCCAGAAGCAGGCGGTGGCCATCGCTATGTCCGAGGCGCGACAAGTCGCGAAGAAGAAATGAAAGAAGTCTGGGACAAGAGCCGGCCCAAAGATTTGGGCAAACCAAAGCAGCTAACCAAGTTGCAAAAGGTCGCGGCCAAGCAAATGGCTAAGAAGTCTGGCCGGCCATATCCCAACCTGGTCGATAACATGAGAGCGGCACAGAAGTGACGGTGCTATATGTCAAGCGCGAGTCTGAGAATCAAAAAACCCAGCTAGTCGCGCTTACTCAGCAGACCAGTGATGACCAGCAGGTTCTCACTGGGTCTGACCGTCCGCTCATCAATGTTGAGGTAAACCATCAGCGCTTGCACGAAGGCCGCGCTTTCTTTGCCTACTATGTGCAAAACAGCGGCGTACCACTTGCTAATGGAGACAGCATAAACATTGTGTTGGCTGCCGGCCCCGGTGTAACACCTCACATGACTGTCGGCTCTTTTTGCGGCGGGGATAGTGAGTTCTTTTTGTACGAGGGCGCGACCAGCACGGGTGGCACATCATTCACGCCGGTGCGCCGCAATCGAACGATTGCAACACCGAGCGATGTAGCGATGGTAATTAACCCAACCATTACCAGCACAGGCACCGAGTTGTTTGAAGAGTTCTTGCCAGGCGGCACTAAGAAGAAAGCCGGCGGTGGCGGCGGTGACTCACTTGAGTATGTGCTGGCACCACTAACAAACTACCTGATCCGATTAACCAATGTCTCCGGCTCGGCGCAAATTGCTGAGTTGATGCTGGAATGGTATGAGTAAGCAGCCGATCAAAGACCCAAAGGGCGGCTTGACTGAGGCGGGGCGGCGCTATTTCAAGAAGAAAGAGGGCGCTAACTTAAAGCCTGGCGTCAAGGGAGCAGCCGACACGCCAGAGAAGATGCGCCGCAAGGGTTCTTTCTTGACCAGGTTCTATACAAATCCAAGCGGGCCGCTAACAAAAGACAACGGCGACCCAACCCGATTGGCGCTGGCTGCGAGGGCGTGGGGTGAGCCTGCGCCAACCAATCGATCAGCCGCAGCCAAGTTAGCCGCGAAAGGCCGCAGCCTATTAAAGCGTTACGAAGCGAGAAAGAAAAATGCCTAATCGTTTATCAGTTGAGCAAATATTGCAGCGTCACAAGATCGCGCAAAACCGCAAAGAGGATTTCCGGTCTCTTTACGAAGATGCTTATGAGTTCGCGCTGCCGCAGCGCAACATGTATTCCGGCGACTACGAATCAAAGAACACCGGCCGCAAGAAGATGACGCGGGTGTTTGATAGTACGGCTATCGGATCAACCCAGCGCTTTGCAAATCGATTGCAGTCTGGCATCTTCCCTGCCCAGCGCAAGTGGTGCCGGCTAGAGCCTGGAAGCGAAATCCCATTTGAGCGTCGCGCAGAAGCGCAGCGTGCGCTTGATATGTATCTGGACAAGATGTTTGCCGTCTTGAAGCAATCCAATTTCGACATTGCTATTGGCGAGTTCTTGCTTGATCTGTCTGTCGGCACTGCCGTGATGATGGTGCAGTCGGGCGACTCTGTGTCTCCGATTAACTTTGTGCCGGTGCCGCAATATCTGGTCACGTTTGAAGAGGGCGTGAATGGCCAGGTGGACAACGTCTACCGCAAGATGCGCATCAAAGGCGAGTCAATCCAACTGCAATGGAAAGACGCCGTCATCCCGCCAGAGCTGCAAAAGCATATCGAGGACAAGCCAACCGAAGAGGTGGACCTGGTTGAGGCCACTGTGTATGACGTCGAGCGTGGCGATTATTGCTACCACGTTATCCACGAGAAGTCTAAGGAAGAGCTGGTGTATCGCCGCAAGAAGACCAGCCCCTGGGTTGTGTCGCGCTACATGAAAGTGGCGGGTGAAATCTATGGCCGCGGCCCTGTGCTGACGGCGCTGCCAGACGTTAAGACATTAAATAAAACCCTTGAGCTGCTGCTCAAGAACGCATCACTTGCGATCACCGGCGTCTATACGGCGGCAGACGACGGTGTGCTGAACCCTGCAACTGTACGGATTGTCCCAGGCGCGATTATCCCGGTCGCGCGCAATGGCGGCCCACAAGGCGACGCGCTCAAACCGCTACCGCGTGCCGGTGACTTTAACGTGTCTCAGATCATCATCAATGATCTGCGCCAGAACATCAAGCGCATCTTGCTCGATGAGTCCCTGCCACCAGACAACATGAGCGCACGCAGCGCGACTGAGATTGTTGAGCGCATGAAAGAGTTGTCTCAAAACCTGGGCAGCGCGTTTGGCCGCTTGATCAATGAGACCATGATCCCGCTGGTTTCTAAGATTCTGGAAGTCATGGACGACGCCGGCATCATCGATTTGCCATTGCGCGTCAACGGCTTGGAGGTCAAGGTCAGCGCAACATCTCCGCTGGCCATGGCCCAGAACATGGACGAGATTAACGGCATCATGCAGTATTTCCAGATCGCGCAGGGCTTGGGGCCAGAAGGTCAGCTCGCGCTCAAAGTTGGCGAGGTGCTGGACTATGTGGGCGACAAGCTGGGCATCCCGGCGTCGTTGCGCAACTCAGTGCAAGAGCGCGCAGATATCATGCAGCAGATGGCCCAGCAAGCAGCCATGGCCGCGCAAGCCCAGCAGCAACAAGGTATGCAGCCAGGCATGGGGCAAGAAGCTGGCGCGCCGCCTGAAGCTGCAATGGCCGGGGGCATGGCATGAGCTGGGAAGAGCTAGAGGCTCAAGCCAAGCCGCTTGAGTTAGACCAAAAGACCGTTGATATCAACATCCTTATTAGCAGGACGTTTGGTACAGACAACGGCAAGAAGGTGTTAGCGTGGTTGCGCGAGGTTTACCTTGAGCAGCCATGCTGGCAACCAGGTGCGGATGCGTCATTTGGGCAATGGCGCGAAGGCCAGAACACGGTTATCCGCGATATTGAAGCCCGCATAAGGAAATCACGCAATGACCGATGAGGCAAATGACAACTCCGGCCTGCTTGCATCTGTGGCAGAAGATGAAGAGCAGACAACCGAGAGCCAAGAGCAAAGCATCAACCCCTTTGAAAATGAACCAACCGCAGAAGATGATGAGCCGTTACAGCGGCCTGACTTCTGGCCGGAGAAGTTCTGGACAAAAGACAGCAACGAGCCAGATTTGGAGGGGATTGCTAAGTCCTATTCAGAATTGGAAAAGGCATTTCGCGCGGGGAAACACAAGCCCCCAGAGAATGGCGAATATAGTCTCGACGGCTTAGACGGCCTATCCAAGGACGACCCTGT